AGTAGGTCGCAAGCTAAACCGCTACTGGCAACGTCAGGTTCAACGTCGTCTGATTGCATCCACTTTGGGTGTGTATGCCGACAACGTAGCCAATCATGCAAGCGACATGGTGGTATCAGATGCAGTTGGCACTCTGGATGCGGACATCATTATTGATGCTGGTGCGACTATGGGTGATAGCGATGAGGGCTTAGGCGCTCTAGTGGTTCACTCTAAAAAATATGCCGACCTTCAGAAACAAAACCTGATCGAGTTTGTTGAGCATTCGGATGCTAAAACTCAGATTGCTACCTACCAAGGCAAGCGCCTGGTTAAAGATGACGGCATGCCGATGATTTCAGGTCAGTATCTTTCAATCCTTTTGGGTGCTGGTGCGATTGGTTATGGCTTTGGTCAGCCCGACAATGCTCAAACTGTTTCTTATAAAGATGAAGAAGCAAACGGTGGTGGTGTAGAAACAATCTGGTCACGTCGTAAGACATTCATTCACCCGCTCGGCTACAGCTTCACTAGCGCGACCATCACTGGTAATGGCACAGAAGATCCAGCAATCTCTGCTTCTTGGGCCGATTTGGCACTAGCTGCAAACTGGACGCGTGTCTATGACCGTAAAGCCATTCCATTGGCATTCATTCTAACCAAGTAAGGAGCTAAACATGGCTATTGGTAAAGGCGAAAAGAAAACCCGCTGGGAAGATGTAGTTGCTGGATTTAAGGTTCAGCAGCCTGAAAAGACATCGGGTAAAACATCTGGTTCATCTACAGGCTCAGAAGCCAAGGGTGATGATGCTGGCAAGAATGGCGGTGGTACTGAAGGTGCTGGTGACGGCACCCAGCCAACCGACTTCAATGCTCTAACGGTTGAAAAACTCAAAGAGCAGCTTGTAGCAAAAGGAATTGAGATTCCTGCTGATGCGAAAAAGGCTGATTTAGTCGCTCTATTAGAACAGGAATAACTATGAATTACGTCACTATCGAATCTGTCACAACTCAGCTCGGGCCGAACTGGCAGGGCGATGGTGACGCTAATCTCGCAGTTACTCAAGCTAATGCTTGGCTTCGTGCCAAGCCTTTGCGTCAATTTGAAGTAATTCCGGAAGATGTATTACTTGCAGGGGCTTATGCTGCACAGTTGGCCGCTAAAGGTGAACTCTACGTGACGCAGACTGATGGTGTGGTGAAATCCAAGCGCGTCAAAGCGGACACAGTAGAAGTTCAAAAGGAATATGTGGCAGGCATGGAGCAGGGAAAAAGCTCGACGATGTTATTCATTGAAGATCTGCTTGTACCGTACCTTTCCAAAGGCTTTGCAATTAATACATTTGTGGTGAAGTGATGGGTATTAAAGATGATATTCAGGCCGAAGTGGCTGCGGCATTTAGTGCTGATCTAGCTGACGCAGTTGACACCTTCACCTGTGAAAAGTTGATTTACTCAGGCGTATTTGATTTTGAAACACAGACTTATCCAGTTGTAGGTAGTGAGTCATACTCAGGGCGTGGCGTCCTGTTTGGCTCATATTTAAAAGACTTAGTGAAGCCTGCCGACTATCAAGCCGAAGATGCAAAAGCGATTGTTCTGCAAAACGAAGTGACTCAGGTGCCGCAGATTGGTGATGTTTGGGCAACCAGTAAAGGTGACTTCAAGGTCGTGAATATTGGAGCAGACCCAACGGATAGCATTTGGACTTGCCAAATTAGAAAGGTGTAGCGATGGGATGGAAAAACAAACCAACTAATTTTGCGCTTGAAGTGGTGAAGAATGCAGACGACCATCTCAAAAAGATTGTAGGTGAAACATTGCAGCAAGTTATTGTGCGCTCGCCCGTCATGGATGGTGAATTTCGGGCATCGCATAAGGTAACGCTTGATAGACCGCAGAATGCTTATGAAAAGGGCTTCGACTTATCAGGCGGTGCAACACTAGCGGAAGGCTTGAAAGTCGCATCTACAGTGAAAATAGGCGGCCTTGTGTATGTCCAAACATTAAGCCCGTATGGCCTAGCTTTGGAAAATGGTCACAGTCAACAAGCACCTAATGGCGTCTACGCACTTTCATTTCGATACGTTTGTGAGAAATACAGATGATGACCAATACTCAAGCCTTACAAGCGATTCTTGCGCGTGTTGGTACATTCACTGGCATGCCTAAAGCTAATATTCAAATTGCAAACAATCCACAAGCTGGTGGCAAGCCATTTGAGCCACCAAAGAAAGAGATCTGGGCAAAAGTCACAGTGAAAAATGCTGGAACTTTTATTGCAAGTATTGGTGATCAACCTTGCACACGAACACCGGGCATTGTTTTTATCCAGTTATTTGCACCGCTTCACTCTGGCACGCTGGAACTATCTAAACTTGCTGACAAGTGGGCTGAACATATGCAGTTTTATAAGGCGGGTGATTTAGAGATGCTTCAGGTTGATATTCTTGATGCAGGACATTTATCAGTGATTGGCGATCCTTCAGCCATGAGCTTTTATCAATACAACGTAAACGTAAGTTATCGAATTAACTAAAACAGAATTTATTTATCGCCACCGAAAGGTGGTTTTTTTATGCCTTGAATAGGAGAAAACCATGAGTTCGGGCGCAAAACAATTAGTGCAGATTGCAAAAGAAACTGTCATTGGAACAGTGCCTTCGCCATTTGCACGTCAAACCTTGGCATTTACTGATATTTCATTAAACCAAAGTGTCGAAAAAACAGAGTCGGCTTCAATTACAGATAGCCGATTACAACAATCATCTATGATTACTTCGGCGGAGTATTCGGGCGAATTGAGCGCAGAAGCTCAATACGGTGCTTATGATGACTTGATGGCAGCAGCAGCTTTTAATGCTTGGGCAACCAATGTTCTGACTTTTGGTGGTACGACTCGTCAAACATTCAGCGTATTGCTTGGTTATACCGACATTGCGAACTATCACACTTTCTCAGGCTTGCATGTAAATACATTCGGTATTGATATTCCCGAAGCTGGTCTGATTGGCCTAACTTTTGGCTTCATGGGTACTAAGCGAACCACAGCGGCAGCAGCACCTACTGGAACAATTACACCCGCATCAACCAATCCGCGTATGTCAAATATCTCGGTAGGCGATCTGCTTGTAGATGGGGTATCTGTTAAAGGCACAGCCTGCATTACAGCATTCTCATTCAATTGGGATAACTCAATGCAAGTACAAAAATGCTTAGGTGCTGGTCTTGAGGTTGGTGCAATTCTTGAAATGTCAGCCAAAGGCACAGGCAGTTTCACAATGGCTTGGTCTACTAAAGCGGCAGAGCTTTATGAGAAGCAATTCATCAATGGGAATATCTCGCTATCAATTCCAATTACGGATACTGCTGGGAATAAATACGTTTTAAATATTCCTAAAGTTGAGCTTACAGCACCGCTTGCAACTGGTGGTAAAGATGACCTCTTGAATACCACATTTGAATATACGGTTGTAGATCAAGCACCAACATTGACGCGCACACCTAAAGTTTAATCAATAGCCGCCTTCGGGCGGTTTCTTTTGGAAGATCAAACATGGCTTTAAAAGTAGCAATCCAACAAAGCAAAGAAGTCACACTTTGGAAAGAATACAAAGATAGCGAAGGGAATGTTTTAGCTGAGTTCAAGATTCGTGGTTCTGACTACAAAGCATATCGTGTAGCGGTTGAGCGTGCGCAGAATCAGTTGTCGTCAAAAGGTTATGATGTAGCGACTGCGGTTAGTGATGATAAGCTTTATCATGAGCTATTGCTTGAAGCTGCTGCATGTCATTTGGTGGCCGACTGGAAAGGTGTGGTCTTTGTTGAAGATGGTAAAGAGGCTGAGCCTGAATGCTCACCAGAAAACGCAACTAAGCTTTTCAATATGGGTGACATCGGTGTGGCGATTTGGGCATTTGTGAAAGGACAGTCCGACCAGATTCAAGTTGAAGCAAATAGCTATCGAGATGAAGTATTGGGAAAGTCCGAGAACTCTACAAATACCTCCAGTTTGCCAGTGAAGAAGAAGCGGGTGAGTACAACCAAAAACAGCGAGCAATAGCCGAAGCGACAGGCAGAAAGCCACCAGAAGAAGTCAAAAGGCCTGAGTATAGCTATACAGCCAATGCTTTAATTGAAGCTTATAACGTCATTTCGCGTTCACGCAGATATGAGCAAGGCACACCGTTAGCATTGGGTATTGCCGACCTTAACGCTTATTGTGAGCAATACGAGTTACCAGTAGAGCGGTATATTTTTAATGCAGTCATCTTTGATCTGGACAATCGGTTTATTGATGAGGCGTATAAGAAGATGAGTAAGAAATCAGTCTAGGTTGGTTTCTTTTCCCCCTGAAAATTAGTATCTTATATTTACTTATAAGAGGGTAATCACGTGAAAAAACTATTAATTGCAGGGAGTTTGATTTGCTTGTCCTTGGGTGTTTATGCAAAAAACACAAGCAATGCTAACCATGAAAAGAATTGTCGGATGTACATGGAAATGGCAAATACAATCATGAAGCAAAAACAAAATGGTATGCCTTTAATTAAAGCTTTAGAGGCTAATGACTCGGCTTTAAAGCAAAACCCCGACAAGAATATGCATAAAATTATTGGATTAATTATCCGTGATGCCTACGAACAACCAAGCTATTCAACCCCATCAATCAAAGAAGATCAGCTAAATGAGTTTTCAGCAAAATATTATTTAGGTTGCATGGGCATGTATGATTAAAAAATCACACACAGTATAACCTTTATCTAAACACAGCTCGCATTCGCGGGCTTTTTTATTGCCAGCAGGAAAGTGAAATGGCTCAAGAATCTGTATTGAGAATCGTAATCGACTCAAGAAATGCTGAACGTAATGCACGTGCGGTTGCTGGGGAGCTAGAAAACCTTACCCAAAAAGGTGATCAAGCTGAAACCCAGATGACAGCAATGGGCGCTTCGATTAAAAGCCTTGTGGGTTATATGGGTGGGATTCTAACTATCAACAAGGCCATTGCTATGGCTGATGGTTATACGCAGATGGCTGCACGTATTCGCAATGCAACCAAGGACGCAGCCGAATATGATCTAGTGCAAAGCCGAATCTTAGCAACTGCAAATACTACCTACCGTCAATTGGGTGAGGCTCAGGAAGTCTACTTGAGTATGGCTGGCGGCATGAAGTCACTCGGCTATCAAACTACGCAGACACTTGATTTGGTTGATTCGCTCTCTTTTAGTTTTACCCATAACGCTACACGAACAGACCAAGCACAATCAGCGATGGACTCCCTGTCTAAATCAATGGCAAAGGGCAAGATCGACGCAGATGCATGGATTTCGATTGTGACGGGCGCGGACAATGTTATTGCGGATATGGCGAAAACCACAGGCAAGTCAGAAGCTGAAATTCGAAAATTAGGTGCTGAAGGTAAAGCTTCTTTAAGCGACTTGATTAAGACACTGATTGCTACTCGAGATGAAAATGAGAAGCTTGCCAACAACATGGAAAACAGCTTGGCAGATGGTTTTACTAAGCTATCCAATGAAGTGACTGTTTACCTAGGGAAAGCTAACGAAGCCACAAGTGCGACTGGTATATTGGCAGGAGGTTTAAGTAGTTTAGCTGATAATCTGGACTTGGTTGCGAATACTGGTGCAGCACTGGGTTTAGGATATGTGACTACCGCATTGCTAACGAAAGGCGCTGCTGTTAAGCAAAGCCTGGTAGATTCAGCGGCTCGTCGTGTGGCTGATCAGGCTGAAATTCAGTCGCAAGTTCAACTGGCTGGTGTTGAGGCTCAGCGTACGCGCCAGATTATGGCTTTAGCAGCTCAAGAGGTTCATTTGGCACGCCTAGAGTTTAACTCAGCTACTACCCGTCAGGCACGCGCAGCAGCAACCATGCGCTTAACCCAAGCTGAAATCGCCCTTAACATTGCCACCAAAAACACTACGGTTGCAACTGCTGCGTATAGTGCCGCTCAAGCAACAGCCGCAACAACATCACTAACACTAGCTGGAGCTGCGAGAACAGCTTTAGCCTTTATGACTGGGCCAGTAGGGCTTGGTATTACTGTAGCAACAGTTGCGGCTGGATACATGTATATGTCCAGCAAAGGTGAAGATGCTAATAAGATGCTTGACACACAAAGTCGATATGCAGGGATGGCGGCAGATGAGTTGGCTCGACTCGGTGGTGCACAACGAAAAGCAGCAGCGGCTGATTTATCAAAAGAGCTAGGCATTCTTAATGACAAGTTAAAAGCATCCGAAAACCAGTTCGAGGCGCTTGTTGAAAAAGTCCTAGATAGCAATAAAACCAATACTGAGGCAAAAAGAATTTGGTCTGAGCTACGTGCAGGCGCAATTGGAGTTGATGAGGCATACGCTCGGTTAAATAATGCAGATTTTGTGACAACCGATCAGATCAACCAATTAACAGATAGTAAGAAAAAAGTTGACGACAATAAGGCTGCAATTAAAAGCGCAAATGAGCAGCTGGAAAAGGTTCAAGTATCAGGATCTAAAGCAAAGCAAGGCTTTAAGGATACGGCTGATGGCGCAAAAAATTCAGCAGAACAGGTAGCCCTACTTAACAAGGAGTTGGCTGACTACAACAAAGGATTGCAGGATCGAGAGTTTGATGCTGTTTTTACCAAGAACTTGCTCGCCAAAAAATTCACCGAGGGGGAAATTAATGCATTGCTAGAAGCTGCAAATGCCGCACGAGAAAAAGGCTTGGTAGCAACAGAAGCAATGTACAGAGAGTCGCTTCGTATATATAGGCTTGAAAAGGGTAATAAAGACACGATTGACTCCCGCAATGCTGCGGAACGTGAGCGCACCAAAGAGCTTGAAAAACAGCAGAAGGTGCTACAGGTAAATGCCAAAGTTCAAGCCAACGCAGCCAAGTATAATTTTACTGGTCTTGAGTCTAAATACGGACTGCCAAGCGGCACATTATCAGCAATCCATGCAATTGAAACAGGGAATACTGGCAAGTCTAATCAGGTGAATAGCCAAACTGGTGCCACTGGCGGCTTTCAGTTTTTGGAAGGCACGGCTAAGCAGTATGGTGTCAAAGACCGCACGGATTTAGCTCAATCCGCTGAGGGTGCTGCAAAGTACATGTCCTACCTTTTAAAGCTCTTTAAGGGAGATTTGGAGAAGGCTGTACGCGCTTATCATGCTGGTGAAGGTAATGTCCAAAAAGGTAAGAATATTGGCAAGTACAATAATGATTACTGGCAGAAGTTTAAAGGTTACACCGCTGGAACAAATGGATTTACGGCTGGCGATGTAGGCTCTAAAGACTGGGAGAAGCTGCTTGAAGAAGCCGCAAAAATGGCTGAGCAGCAAGCAGAGCTTCGCAAAAACCTGGAGCTTAATGTTGCTGATGAAGTAACTCGTATTCGCTCAAAACTAGCAGACGACTTGCAAGAGATCGATAAAGCGGGCTTCTCACCAGAAGAAACCAAGCGCCTTACTGCTGAATACCAAGCTCGAGCTGACAATGATATTGCAATTGCTGAATACGCCTTAAAAACCAAGCTAGATGATTATGAGTCTTTCAGAAAGACTGAATCTCAATTATTGGAGGATAGTTTTAATGAGCGAAAATTCTATGCTTCTCGTGATTTAGAGCTAACCAAAGAGCAGCGAGATAAAGCAGTTGCTTTGCTTGATGAGCAATTGAAGCAAGAGCAGGCATTAATCAAGCTTGCTTACGAAACTCGCTTATTCCAGCTACGCGAATACCTTATGTCTGAAACCGCAGCCATACAAGAACGCTATCGCTTGGAGCGTGAGCAAATTCTCCTAAACTCCAAGTTAAGCCAAGAGCAAAAACTGCGTGAAATCGCCTTAAGCAAGGCTTTGCAAGAAGAAGAAAATCGTAGACGTTTAAATAACGCAGTTCAGCAATGGGGTGGCATCCAAGCTGAAATGAATGGCACTGGCGATCAGTACCGCTTAGAGCAAGAGCGATTTAATCGATATGAAGCTTCTCAACAAGTGTTTGATACGCAAATTGGCCAAGTGGAACAAGCTGCTCAAGACCCTAATGCCAACATGGAGGAACTTGCGGCACAACGTGAAGCAATTTGGCAGGCACATCATGATCGAATGACGGCTATTGAGTCGGATTACTACACCAACTCTCAAGCCTTACAACTTGCTGGCATGGGGCAGGTTGCAAGCGGCTTATCATCTATTGTTGGTGATATGGCAGGGGAGCAATCCTCTGCATATAAGGCCATGTTTGCCATCGAGAAAGGCTTTGCGATTGCTCAGTCAGCACTTGCTATTCAAACAGGTGTATCTAAAGCGATAGCGCTAGGGTTTCCGCAAAACATTCCTGTTATTGCTCAAACGGTCATGGAGGGTGCGAAAATTGCCAGCGCCATTAGAGCTATTACGGATACAGGCTTCGCCAACGGTGGCTACACAGGTCACGGTGGCAAGTACGAACCAGCAGGTGTCGTCCATAAAGGCGAAGGTGTTTTAACCCAAGAGGAAGTTAAAGCTCTAGGTGGCCCACAAGGCTTTGAAGATTTGCGAAAGTCGATCCGTCGGGGTTATGCGACTGGTGGACTGGTTACAGATACTCACCGTGTCGGTATGGGGGCTGTGAATGCGATTAATTCGGGTGGGGGTAATGGTGGTGGATCGGGTGGTGATATTAATTTCACGCAAACAATTGTGATACAGTCTGATGGCTCCACCAAAACTGATAATCAAGGTGATATGAAGCAATTCGGAAGGATGATTGAAACAGCTGTTGTTTCTGTTATTAACAGAGAGTTAAGACAGGGTGGCGCGATTAAGAAAGCAATTAGCAGAGGATAAAATGTCATTAGATAAAGAAATTGAGGTTATTGGGTCTGAGTTGATCAAAGTGTCACTCGATGGTGATTCTGCAACACGCCTACTGGTTGGTAATCTTGTTAATTTTTTAGCCAGCAAGAATATTATCAATCGCGATGAATATCTTGAGTATGTAAAGGAAACGAGAGATTTTTTAAGTAATGGTACTGAATTAGATGATGAAGCTAAAATCGATATGATTAAGACTACGTTTGATCTTCATATCAATGATTTTCAAAAGCCTGAATAACCAATCTTATTTAATAACCTCCTTCGGGAGGTTTTTTATTGGAAAAAATTCATGAGCAATCAAAAATTCACATGGTGTAATGACCTAGACGGAAACTCCCAAACCTCAAGCTTTAAAGTCCTTCAGTCCAGTTTTGGCGATGGATACACACAGCGAACGAGTGTTGGGATTAATAATAGGTCAGGCACTTGGGCGTATAAGAAAACTGGCAAGAAGGCTTTGATACAAGAGATTAAGGCCTTTTTTGATGCACATAAGGGTGCTGATTCCTTTCTATGGGATTCGCCACTGGATGGCGAGGTTCGTGTCGTAGCAGGGGATTATATGCCAGTCAGTTTGGGTGGTGATGTCTGGTCAATCTCCACTACATTCACCCAAGATTTTAAACCTTAAATTCAATCAACTTTATGCCCTCAAACGAGGGCTTTTTTGTGGGCGTAAATTATGGCTAAGCAATCAATTAATCAGGGCACAGCACCAACAGGCGCAGGTGGTGATACTTTTCGAACAGGCTCGGCAAAACTGCAAGCGAATGATGATGAGATTTACAACTATCTCGGCGATGGTACGAATTTGAATAAATTAGGCACTGCTGCTTTTAAAAACACTGGCACTCAAGCTGGCAATGTAATGGGGGTTGGTGCTTTTGGTTTGGGTGGCAATAGTGTAAGCGCTACACCGGCAGAATCCGCAACGAAAGGTTCGGGGATTTACAATTGGGCTAATGCAGCGGGCGACCCACTAGGCGTACCTTCATATCAGATGGTTTTAAACATGAGATGGGTGGATGGCTCAATCGCATTTCAACTGCTCGCAGGCTTGCACAACACTAAGGATTTCGGATTTAGACGATGGGTTGCGACGAATGGTGGCACTTATGGCAATTATCAAACAATCTATTCAACAGAAAATACAACAGTTGATGCAAACGGATTTATCAAAAAGGCTTCGCCAATCGCTAGGCTTTTTGCTGACAAAATTGAGCTGAACGATGAAGCCAAACAGCAGGAAATCACGTTTGAAAAACTAGGTGAAGGTGATTACCTGATTAAAGGCTCTTCTGGCTTTGCGCAAAACGGCTGGTACATCGAAACACCTAAGGATGCAAACGGCAATCTGCTTGTCGCAGTCGTATATGAGCAGCTTGAAAATAGCGACATTAGTGTTAAGACGTATGACTACATGCTCAACAAGAAAGGGCGTATTGTGGCTGATATTGAAGCACCTTTAGATATTCCTGAAACACGATGGATTGACTTGCGACTGCAAGAGTTGCCACAGCCTGAAATTGAGGTGACAGATGACCCTGAACAGTGATTTTCAGAAACTCTATGTAGACGGCTTGATTACTCTTTTTGAACTGGATGCTCGCGCTTTAGGCGCGGGCATTTTACGTTTTCACGGGCATATTTCTTATGAAGATTGGGAGCGCATTTATAGCTTAATCGGATCAGATGGATTGCTTGGTGATGAGGCTCAATTAATTGGTGAAGTGTTTGAAAACACCGAGTCAAAAACATGGTATCGAAATATCATCTGGCAAGGCGAAACTTTTGAGCCGATGGCGCTAGAGGTGTCGGGTCTTGAAATGCGATCAGATGGTAAAGCATCCGCACCAACATTCAGCATGGCAAATAATATCAGTGGTATTCAGGGTGCTGTGTCTGCTTACTGCTTACAGTTTGGTGACTTCGCAGGTGCAAAACTCAAGGTTATTACTACACTCGCCAAGTACCTTGATGCTGAAAACTTTAGCACTGGTAATCCGACAGCTAACCCAAGTGAGAAGCGAGAGCAAATTTGGTTCATTGAACAAAAGACTTCTGAAAATGCTCAGCAAGTGACGTTTGAGCTTTCTAATCCAGTGGATTTTGAAGGGTTAAAAATACCAACACGACAAATCTCAAATTACTGCAACTGGGAATATCGAAGTGAAGAATGTGGCTACATCGGATCTGCAATGTTTACTGAAAAAGATGAACCGACAGACAACCCTGCTTTAGATCGATGTAACTACAGAACGTCAGGCTGTCGTTGTCGAGAGAATGAGCTTCATTTTGGTGGATTCCCTGCATCCTCAATGGTGTAAAAATGAAATTAAATAAAAAACTAAAAGCAGCGATTCTATCTCATGCTGAAGAATGTTTCCCCGCAGAATGTTGCGGGGTTATTGTTTCTGGTGAGTATATTCCATGCCGTAATGTCGCTGAAAAAGGTCAGTTTCAAATTCATCATGAAGACTTGGCGAATGCTGAAGATCAAGGTGAGATTCAAGCCTATGTACATTCACATCCCAATGCTACAACACGTGCTTCGGATTTAGATTTATTGCAAATTGAGCTTCATGAAAAGCCTTGGGTGATCTGTGCTTGGCCCGAAATAGATTTCCAAGTCTATAAGCCATGTGGCTATAAAGCGCCACTCATTGGTCGTGATTACCACCATGGATACCAAGATTGCTATTCAATAATTCGTGATTTTTATAATCGTGAGTTGGGTATTCAGCTGATTGATTTCGAACGTAAAGATGATTGGTGGAGTGATAAAAACCACAAATCCCTTTATTTGGAAAATTTAGATGAAGCTGGATTTTATGAGGTTAGTGAACCTCAGTATGGCGACATGTTGGTGTGTAATGTTGGTCGTACAGAACACCCGAATCATGCAGTGATTTGGTTGGGTGATCAGTGGCAATTAAAGTCAGAAGAAAGCACAAGTTGTTTTGGTGGACCATTAATCCTGCACCATCCTTATGGCCGAAAGTCTGTTCGTGAAATCTTTGGGCAACAATGGCAAGAGCGTGTTGTCAAAATTGTGAGGCATAATAATGCTTAAAACAATCAAATTATATGGCGTACTGGGAAAGAAGTTCGGTAAAGAATTTCATCTAGCTGTTGAAAGCACCCGTGAAGCTGTAAAGGCACTATCAGTCCAAGTGCCTGGCTTTGAGCAATTCATGCTAACAGCTCATGAGCAAGGTCTTGCCTTTGCTGTCTTTCAAGATGATGAAAATATCGGTGAGGATCAGATCGACTTTGAGACTGGCGCCAAAGTTATCAAGATTGTGCCCAAAGTCATCGGCGCGGGTGGTAATGGAGTATTGCAAACAATTCTTGGCGCGGTGATGGTTGTTGTGGGTGTTGTTATGTTGTATATACCCGGCGCACAACCCTTTGCTGCATCTGTGATCGGCGCAGGTATCGGTATGATGGTTGGTGGTATTGCTCAAATGATGATGCCAAAGATGGACGAGGGAGATCAAAATCAAGACGGCAACAGGGCAAACAAGGGATTTGGTGGTGCAGTCACTACAATCGCACAAGGCAATCCAGTTCCGATTCTTTATGGTCAGCGTGAAGTCGGTGGATTTATTGTGAATGCTGGTCAATTTGCAGTAGATACTTTTAGCTCTGCGGATGCTGGTTACACAGGCGGCGGCAGCAGCGGTGGAAAGAAATAATTTAAAAACACAGGCGCAATGAGCGCCTTTTTTATTGTCTAAGGATGAGTATGAACGCAGTAATTAAAGGCGCAAAAGGCGGTAGCAAAAGCCAAAGACAACCCAAAATTGCAAACGATACAACCGCCTCAAAAACCTATGCACGTTTACAATATGGCATGAGTGAAGGGGAAGTTGAGGGCTTAGCAAATGGCTTTAAATCAATCTTTCTTGATGACACGCCAGTTGAAAGCGATAGTGGTGCAAGAAACTTTCAAGATGTCACTCTGGATTTTCGTTCAGGTACCAACGACCAGACATACATGGAAGGCTTTGAAAGCATTGCTTCTGAAGCCGCTGTTGGAGTTGAGCTTAAAAGTGATACGCCTTGGGTTAAAGGGATTACTAATCTTAATCTCGATGCCGTGATTGTAAGGGTGCGTTTTGGGGCTTTAAAAAAGCAAGACCCAAGCAATGGCGATGTTTCAGGTATTGTTATTGATTACTCGATTGAAGTACAAACCGATGGAGGGGCATGGGAGTTAATGCTTGACACTAAAATGTCAGGGAAAACTTCAGCAAATTATGAACGCACCCACCGTATCGGCCTACCAAAAGCCAATAATAATTGGTTGATTCGCGTCACACGTAAAACACCAAATTCGAGCTCTGAATATGTCAGCGATAAGATGTATATTCAAGCAATTACTGAAGTTATCGATCTTAAACTTACATACCCAAATACCGCAGTGATTGGCGTGCAATATGATGCTGAGACATTCTCGAATATTGCCAAAATCGCAGTTGATTTAAAGGGTGTAAAGATCAGAGTGCCAAGCAACTATGATCCAGTAAGCCGAACTTACATCGGGATATGGGATGGCACATTTAAACGTGCTTATAGTAATAATCCAGCTTGGATTTACTATGACTTATGCACCAATAAGCGATATGCGCTTGGCAACCGTTTAACCGAGCAAATGATTGATAAATGGTCTTTATATCGTTTAGCTCAATATTGTGATCAGTTGGTGCCAGACGGCAAAGGTGGTCAGGAACCGCGTTTTACCTGCAATGTGTATATCCAAAGCGCCGAATCTGCTTTTGATATTTTAAGTAAACTAGCAGGTGTATTCCGTGCAATCAGTTATTGGGATGGAACCTCCATTGTTTGTGATGCTGATTTACCACAAGATACTTATTTCACTTACACTCGCGCCAACGTCATTGATGGGCATTTTGAATATTCAGGCACTCGTGCGCGTGATCGTCACAATGCAGTCAAAGTCGCTTGGGATAATCCACAAAATCGCTATAAAACCGAATATGTCTTTGTGCGGGATGAAGCAGCGATTGCACGTGATCGGGGTGCACTCAAACTACTTGAGCTGGAGGCATGGGGCTGCACATCAGAAGGTCAAGCACAACGCACAGGGCAGTGGGCACTAAAAACAGAACAACTTGAAACTCGAACTGTCACATTTAAAGTCGGTTTAGATGGCTATATTCCATTACCGGGTAAAGTAATTGAAGTTGCAGACGAGTTGTTAGCTGGCCGTGCAAATGGTGGTCGTATCTCTGCTGTCAGCGCCGATCGTAAAATTATCACTCTAGATCGTGACGATGTGGTGTGTCGTGCGGGTGATCGACTGGTTGTAAACAGTGAAGATGGTAAAGCGCAAACTCGAATCGTGTCATCAAAAATTGGACGCAAAGTCACAGTCACAGTGGCGTTTGATTCTGTTGCAGCGGAAAATGTTTGGGTCGTTGATGCTCAAGATTTAAAAACGATGAAGTTTCGCGTCATGAGTATTACTCAAGATGACAAACATCAGTTTTCAATCACTGCTTTGCAATATGAATCATCAAAATATGATGCGATTGATTTTGGCGCATTCATTGATGACCGTCCGATTTCCATTATTAATCCAACGACTCAAGCACCTGTCACCAATGTTTTGATTTCATCTGAAACAATGGTGCAGCAAGGATTGTCTATTGAAACAATGGTGATTGCTTGGGATCAAGCACAAGGCGCTACGAAGTATCAGGTTGAATGGCGCAAGGATGATGGTTCGTGGATTAAATTACCAATCACGGGTAGCAATTCAATTGAGGTTCAAGGGATTTATGCGGGTAATTATGAAGCTCGTGTCACTGCAATTTCTGCATTTGATATTGCTTCTTTGCCAACATATTCAAATCTGACAGCATTGACTGGCAAGCAAGGATTACCGCCAGCGTTAGCAAATATTGCTGCGACAGGCATCTTGTTCGGTTATCGCTTGAATTGGAGCTTTCCTGCGGTTGGTGCGCTTGATACAGCCTATACTGAGATTGAGATTGCAAGCACTGCGAATGGTGCTAATGCAGCACAGCTTGGCTTGTTTGCATACCCAACAAACAGCCATGTAATTCAAGGAATGCAGCCAAATTTAAAGCGTTATTTCCGCGGACGATTGATTGACCGCATCGGGAATATTGGCCCGTGGTCGCAATATGCGAGTGCGACAACATCAGCTGATGCGTCTGCTGTACTTGATATTTTGTCGGGCAAATTAACCGAAACTCAGCTACATCAAGACTTGCAAACCAAGATTGATAAGATCGACACAATTGCGGGTCTTGATGGCGACATTGGTAATTTGATTGAAAATATTAGTGCTGTTCAAACTCAAGCAGATCAGCTAAACACAGCATTGAGTCAGGAAACACAGCAACGAATTACAGCAATTCAAGGCTTAAATGACGGCTTAACACAGGAGATTACAGACCGCCAATCAGGCGATACTGCAAATTTAACTGCATTGAATAATTACAAGACCAGTAATGATGCTGCGCTTGCAAATGTTCAACAGCAAGTGAATACAGCAGTAACAGCAACGTCTGCAAATGCGCAAGCAGTTCAGGCGCTTGATAGTCGTGTAACAGTTGCAGAAGGTAATGCCAACACAGCAAAAACCAACGCTGCAACTGCATTAACCAAAGCTGAAACAGCAACAACCGAAGCGGGATCAGCGGCATCACTTGCACAACAAGCCAGTGTTGTAGCAAATCAGGCAGCCGATACAGCAGATACAGCAAATCAAAACGCTGCAACCGCTTTGTCTACTGCAAATACTGCTGCGAATCAGTCAAGCGCAAATGCCACACAGATTAATGCTTTAACTGTCGAGCTTGGGACTAAAGCTAGTGCAGGCGCATTGGATCAAACTAATGCGAATGTTGCTGAAATTAATGGGCGAGTGACTGCAAACACAACCAAAATTGACGGTGTGTATGCGCAAGTCAACCCAGACATGATCGGCTCAACTGATGACTTTATTGGTAGCACAGAGGGCTTTGCGGGCACATGGACTTTACAGTCAGCAGTGATTGAAAATGACATGGCTTTAAGTCAGCGCATCGACACTACTGTTGCGCAGATTGCGGATAACACTGCATCAATCCAAACCGAAGCAACCGCACGTGCTGATGCTGATTCTGCGCTAACAACACAGATCAACACCGCATTAAGTCAGGTTGATGATGCAAAAGCTCTGATTATTGTAGAGCAGCAAACGCGTGCGGATACTGATACTGCTTTGGGTAGTCGCATTGACACGCTTCAAGCGCAAGTTGGCGATGATTTACAGCAAAGCATTGCTACGATTCAGCAAGAGCTAGATGTTTTAGCTAATGCCGATTCGGCGATGTCTAGTCGCGTTGATACCGTTCAGGCAGCAACAACTGTTGCACAAGATACAGCAACAGAGGCGCTTGGCAAAGCTGACACGGCGACACAGAATATCGCGACAGTGCAAAACCAAGTTAGCACTTTAACAACTCAGCAAAGTGCTACAGCAACTCAGGTTGGCAATCTGCAAACCACTGTTGGTCAAAACACCGCATCAATTCAGGAGGTGAGTCAATCAGTCAATGGCTTATACGCTCAGAAGTACATCAAGCTTGACGTAAATGGAAAGGTGGCAGGCTGGGGTGGGGCTAACGATGGAAAAGAATCTAATTTCATCCTGAACTTTGATTCTTTCGCGATTGGCTCAGGTGATAGCACTGGTTATTACCCATTCATTTTTCGCAGTACACCGTACACCGACCCAAACACAGGTACGGTTTTCCCTGTGGGCGCTTATATGAAGTCAGCGTTTATAGATTATGCGTCTATAGATACAGCACACATTAAGCAATTGGCTGTGAAGTCTGCGCAGATTGATGACTTGGCTGTGACTACAGGTAAGATTGGTGATTTGCAAGTCGATACTCTGAAGATTAAAGACAATGCGGTAACTGTGCCTGTAGGCCTAACAGCGTTAGATAAGCAATCGGTAGGGGTGTTTATCCCTGGTGTTCACGATCTAAATCAACAAATTTCGGCTTGGGAAAACCATGTGGGTACGCTTGCAACTATTAACATAAATAGAACAGGCGGGAAATGTCGTATAGATGCGCACGCAAGTATAACTCAACAGTCAGACACAGGTCTTTATGCGTCATGGGGCAACAACCCAATTTCAGCAGAAGAGCGATTTCTTATTCGCGCATTTATCTCTGTGTATCGCGGGACTACACTGGTTGGTAGGTCGTCAATACCACCATCAACAATTCTTGGTTCTGTTGGCATCAGGTATGGCGGTTCGATTTCCCTTGTGGCAGCACTAGATGAGTCCGTTGCCACTGGCAGCGCAACCTATACTCTTAAATTCGGTTTTGGTTATGTCGGGACATCAGGTGGTAGCACTTATGCGGGCACAGCAGGAAAAGTGAATTTTATACTTAGTGATATTCGACTTTCTGTTATGGAGATGAAAAAGTGACAGCTATTGTGAGAGAAAACGGAGAGCTTTTGTCGATTATAGTAGGTCCAGAAGAGGTTGTTGCACTAAACACACCGCAGGGTTGTTTGGCAGTCAATGACCCACCTAGACAAAATATGCAGTATGTGGATGGTGCGTGGATTGACTTGCCTGGCCGCCCATCCATTCACCACACATTCGATTACACCACAAAACAATGGATTGACCCGCGCTCACTCGATGAAATCAAAACCCAGAAATGGGTTGAGATTAAATCACAGCGCGATCAAATAGAGTTTGGTGGCTTTGAGTTTGAGGGCAGCATTTATGACTCAAACCAAGTGTCGCAGGGTCGAATCACGGGAGCAGCATCCGCAGGCATAGATCAAACATGGACTCTAGCTGACAACACAACAGTCGAGTTAAGCGCATCACAACTACAGCAACTCTATGCAGCATTACAAGCCCACATTGCAAGCGTTCACGAAAGAGGACGTATTGCTAGACAGTTAATCTTTGATGCTGAAACAAAAGAGCAAGTCGAAGCAGTCCAACTCTAGCGCCTTCGGGTGCTTTTTTATTACCAAAATTTAGGGGGCGCAATGCCAAATGACTACTCATCTGATCCACCAGTAGCGACAGCAGGGCAGCTTCTTGCCATCTCAGACAAGATTAATGACATATCCAAAAACATGGATAAGTTAGCTGAAATGCCCCAAAAGCTCGACCGTATGAATATGCAGTTGGAGCAATTAAACAAAGAGCATCAGCAGACACGAAATGACTTAACTCAAACTCGCGACAATCTGCAAGAAGATTTGGACCGCGCAAAGTCAAACTTCAAAAGTGAGATTAAGCAGCTCAGAAATGAAGTTGAGCCAAGATTTAAGGAGGTGGATTCACAGATTAGGGTACTGCATGAAAGTAAAACCAAGATCGACAGTATCACCAACCTTGTGCGCTTTGGCGGCATTTTCTTAGCTGGCCTATTTGTTGTCGCTTGGAATACCCAAACGAGCAAAACAGACACGGTAAACACTCAAGCCATGACCAACGCCCAAAGTATTCAAGTTCTTGAAAAACAGTCTGATCAACTTTTAAGAACAGTTGAAGAAATCCGAAACAAACTTTATGAACGAAATGTGAGAGAAAAATGAAAGTTATCTCTGAAAACGCGCTGAAATATACCAGCGTCAAATGGCCCCTAATTGGGGCTTTTTTATTGGGTGTTATTCCTGTTTTACTTCAGGAGGGAGTTAATACACAACTCATTCCAGCTGAATATCACTCATTAATTTTAACCATTGTACTGCCCGCACTGGCGTATTTCGGCAAAAAGAAATACCAACCTGAATTACATCCCGAGCCGACTATTTTAGGCTTTGCAAAACTCCCAGTGGATACAATCACTTTTGATGAAGCATTTCGACGCCTAATCGGTCATGAAGGTGGTTACAGCACAGATCGGCGTGATCCGGGTAACTGGACTGGTGGCAAGGTTGGAGTAGGCGTATTAAAAGGCACCAAGTACGGCATTGCTGCAAACACCTACCCCAATTTGGATATTAAAAATCTTACGATTGCTCAAGCCAAGGAAATCTACAAAAAAGACTGGTGGGATAAATTAGGCGGTAATGGTCTACATTCCGCTATCACGTTCCAGTTGTGGGATTTCGCAATTAATGCAGGAAAGAAGCGGGCAGTAATAGAGCTGCAACAAGCGGT